AACAGCCCGGTCAGCACATCAAGCACGGTACCAAGAACCGTGGAGATCACTTCAAATGCCGCTTCAAAAACGGGAGCAAGCACCTGACAGAAACCATCCCAGATGGCTTTCAGAACTTCAGTGATATTCTTGAAATCAAAGCCGAGGGCATTGAGCCGGTCGGTGATTCCCTGGGCAAAGGCCTGGAACTTAGCCTTGATCCCTTCCCAGATCGCAATGATCTTATTACGGAACTCCTCGTTGTTCTTCCAGAGATTCACAAAAGCCGCGACCAGAACTGCGATCACAGCAACAACCGCCAGCACCGTTCCGGACACACCACCGAGGGCCACCTTCAGCGCTTTGAAGACACCTCCGGATTTCTTCACGGCGCTCGTGACTTTCAGCACGCCCTTGCCCAGCTGGGCAAATCCCTTCATGGCTGTACCGACCTTGGTAACGACCGTCCCCAGTACCACCAGCAGCGGGCCGATTGCAGCAGCCAAGGCAGCGACTTTCAGAATCGTTTTCTTTTGTGCCTCGCTCATACCATTGAGCTTATCCACGAAGGCTTGAACCTTGGAAACCACGGCGCGGATGGCGGGCATGAGCAATTCGCCAAAGGAAATGGCCAGCTCCTCCAACTGAGATTTCAAGATGGTGAGCTGACCCTTCAGGTTGTCCTGCATCGTTGCAGCCATCTTTTCAGAGACGCCGTTGTACTCTTCCACCCACTCGATCCCCTTCTCCAGGGCCTCGGACATGGGGATGATCGCACCATCCTTGGTCTTCACAAAGGTGTCGGAACAGGTATCAATGGAGGAGGACAGCTTTTCGATGTCTTCCGGAGCCGCGTTCATCAGGGCAAGGAAGCCTGACATGGCGTTTTTGCCGACCAAAGCTTCTGCCGCCTGCGCCTTTTCAGATTCGGTCATCTGGGCAAACGCGCCTCGGCAGTCGCCCAGGATATCCGTCAGGCCCCGCATAGATCCATCGGCGTTGGTGGTCTGGATAGTCACATCACCGAATGCTTTACCGGAGAGCTTCACCTCGCCAGTCAGGTTGTTCATGATGGTTCTCAGAGCCGTACCTGCCTGGCTGCCCTTGATACCGCTGTTGGCCATGAGGCCGATAGCCTCAGCTGTGTCTTCTGCGGAGAACCCCAGCGCACCTGCGATAGGCGCACAGTACTTGAAGGTTTCACCCATCATGCTGACGTTGGTGTTCGCATTCGAGCTTGCCGCCGCCAGGATGTCCGCGAAATGACCGGAATCCTCTGCCTTCAAGCCGAAAGCGGTCAGGGCGTCGGTTACGATATCCGAGGTTGTCGCCAGATCTTCACCGGAAGCTGCTGCCAGGCTCATGATGCCGTCGATACCGGAAACCATATCACCGGTTTTCCAGCCTGCCATGGCCATATACTCGAAAGCAGATGCGGCCTCGGTCGCGGAGAACTTTGTCTTGGCACCCATCTCGCGGGCTTTATCCCGGAGGGACTGCAGGTCTTCTCCGGTCGCACCAGAAATGGCGGAGACCTTTGACATGCCTTCATCGAAGTCTGCGGCCGTCTTTACCGCCGCTGCGCCTGCCGCCACAATGGGCGTCGTCACATGGGTCGTGAGGGTCTTGCCCGCACTTGTGATGGACTGGCCGACCTTTTCAAACTTGCCCCCGACCTCTTCGATCTTCGCCAGGGTGGCGTTGGTGGAAGAAGCCTGGGATTCCAAGGTCTTCAGCGCCTGCTCCGTTTCCTGGATCTCCCGCTGCAGCGCATCGTACTGTTCCTGGGTGATTTCACCCTTCTGCAGCTGCTCATTGGCCTGCTCCGCCGCTGTCTTCAGGGTGGAGAGCTTCTCCTTGGTCTCCTTGATGGCGTCTCCCAGGAGGCGCTGTTTCTGTGTGATCAGCTCGGTGTTGGAGGGATCAAGCTTCAGCAGTTTTTCGACATCTTTCAGCTGAGACTGCGTGCTTTTGATTTCTTTATTGACACCCTGCAATGCAGTGGTCAGTTTTGTGGTATCACCGCCAATCTCGACAGTAATCCCTTGAATTCTGCCAGCCATAGATCATCCCTCCCTTCTGCCTGCTCTCAGGCGATTATTCGGCAGCACCCGGCTGCAAAAAAGGGGCCAATGGATGTTCTGCCATCAGCTCCCGTGATCGTTTGATATTCTTTTGTTTCAGAGCTTCCGCTCTCCGGATGAACTGCTCCTTCACCGGCTTCATCCGGATCAGATTCCGCATCCTGGTATATTCCGCGATGTCCGCCCGGAGCGCCGAGTCCGTTGCACACACCGGATAGACCTCGCCGCATGCTGGGCACCGGAAGAAGGTAAATTCGATATCGCCCTCCAGATAGGTCTCCGGCGTGATGGAGTCTGACACGGCAGAGCACTTGTCGCATTTGATCTGCATGGTTTCCTCCCGTTTCAAGAAATGAAAACAGAACTACGTGAAATTTTTGCGTAAATACGCACTTTTTTCACTTAGAACTTGTCGAAGTCCGACTGCGAGGCCTGCTCCTTCCATTCCATGGAGTCCCGGCTCTTCTCGTTGAACATGTCGTTGACGCTGCCGATGGTCAAAAGGTCTAAATCGGCGATATTCAGCCCCAGTTCCACACAGCGGAGCATAAACAGAGCGGTTGTCATCGGCCGCTCTGTCTTTCTCAGTTTTTTCTTGCAGGCACCGTGGTCTTGATGTTCATGCCCCACAGGTCGATCAGCTCCGGCAGGATCTGATAGATACTGAAGGTGTTGAACTGATCCAGCCATTCATCCGGGCTATCGTACTTCTGATCCGGGTGCGCAGCCGACCACATGACGAAGGCCAGATCCTCGAACATCTCCAGGAAGAACCCGTCGAGGGTGGATGCTTCCTCGTCCTGATCCTTGATGGCGTCGTTCAGGACCATCAGGTCCTTGTACACGTCGCGCCCGAACTTGTTTCTATAGATACGGGGAATCGCAGCGGAAGCCTTGAATTCCACCAGATTGCCGTCGATCTCAATTTTCTTAGTCACTGCCATGGTGATTATCTCCCTTCAAAATTCATGTAGATTGGGCGGGGAGTATTTCATCCCCGCCGCTAAAATCAGCCGTTGGGCTCGGTATTGTCGCCGCCAGAGGTGTTGTCGCCGCCTTCCTCCTCTTCCGGCGTGACAGGAGGCATATACACCTCATCGTACCAGCTGTCATACACGGCCTTGCTGGTGTTGGAGCTGGTCTTGGCCTTCACATAGCCGTTGGCCAGTGCGGAAGCGATCAGGGACAGTTCCTCGGTCTGGACTTCCTTCTCATCTTCCTTCGTCTCGCCTTCCATCGAAGGACGGGACGCACTGCAGCAATACAGCACATGGCGGATGGCCTTCGCGTCGCCCGTGAACTCGAACAGCAGGGCAAAACGCTCGAAGGTGTTGTTGGCATTCTCTGCCAGCACACCGTTGGCATCCTCTTCCTCATGCAGGATATCCTTGAGGAACTCCTCGGGGATCAGGGCCAGTTCCAGGTCGCCCTCGTAACCGGCGTTGTTGTTGATCACGAAGTACACGATGTCATCGGCGTAGAAATTCTCATTCTCGCCTTCAGGGTCCATCGACAGGGAAACCGCGCCGGGCAGCCGCACCGGCTTGGCATAGGTCACATTGCCATCTTCATCGAAGGTGGCCTTGGCGTAGTGGGCATTCTTCAGGCCGAACCGGACCTTGTTTTTCTTCTTGCTCATAGGTTACTCCTCACTTTCCGGCTCCTCGGAGCCATCTTCGTCCTCGTACTGCAGGTCGAGCGTGACCTCATAGAGGACCTCGTACATCTTCTCTTCCTCGATCCACACCTCGGATTTATGGAAGAACATCTCATGCTCCGTAAGGAGCCGTTCCACCCGCTGCTCCAGGGGCGGATTCTTTTCGTCGGTGTACAGCTCGATGTCCAGCTCATGCAGCTGGTAGTACACCGTGTTATCCGCTCCCAGAGGGATGTTCTTGGGATACAGGAAACAGATAAAAGGCGGGTCCGGAGACTCGCCCTCTGCAAAATGGTCATAGGCGATGGGGAGTGAAAGCTCCCCCAGCACCTCAAATACTTCATTGTGGGTCATGGCTCTTTGCTCCCTTCTCAACCTGTCTCAGCCGTTCTCAGCCTGTCTCAGCCCTTCA